AATACACTAGAGAGTTTCTTAACTACAAATTGGAAAGCTATGCCAGTTAAACTAGAAGACGAGTTTGAAAGGGTATTAGAGAAGAAGTTTTTTTGCCCGACAAAATTTGCTCAAGAGATTGAGGTTCTAGTTAAAAATAACAAAGATATGAATTATATTGATGCTATTATTCATTTCTGTGAAAAGAATAGTATTGATTTAGAATCAGTTCCGAAACTTATATCAAAACCTTTAAAGGAAAAGATTAAGTATGATGCGATGGAATTAAACTTCTTAAAGAGGACTTCTAGAGCAAAATTGGTTTTTTGATTCAAAAAAAGTCGAAAAAAACATCGCGGGGAAAATTTTGAAAACCCCCCTTCTAAAATTATGACTCCGTTTGACGTATATAAGACATATCTTTCGTTAAAAAATCACTTTACAAAAGATAATTACGATTATCATAAGTATTGTGGTAAAACTCGTGCCTCTTTGCAATCCTTTTATAAAAGGAAGGATAGATATTGGTTTGAGAAGTTAGGTAGGCAAAAAAATGATAAAGAGATTATTGATTTTTTTGTTGCTAATTTTGTTTCCTCTGGAGACGCAGATTCTCTTTGGATTGGTCAAATAATTAGAGAAGGTGAATCTGTGTATAACAATTGGAAGAAGAAAAAAGAGTCTTTGGCATATATCTTTAAAGAAGAGACTACCGATTTGTTTACAGAGCATAAGTTTAAAGAAGTTTTTGATTGCTCAAAGGGACATCCACCTTTACTTAAAAAATTCTTAAATGGCAAAATTAGCATAGAAACTATGGTCATATATGACAGAATATTTCTCTTTGGGAATGATTTTGATAAAAAATTGATAGATCCAGTTTGGCAATTGGTCTCAAAAAATATCAAAAAATACAATTCCTTCCTAAATATTGATATATTCAAGTATAAGAAAATTTTAAAGGAGTGTGTATTATGAGTTTTTTTGATTCTGAAGTTGTTCGCTCCGAAATTGCACATATTAACGAACTTCAGGAAAAACTATACGATAATATGTTCAAGTTTTTTAAGATGGATAGGGAAGGAAAACTTGAACATGTAAATGTACTCCAAGATTTGCTTGAGAAGCAAAAAGTATTATATACAAGATTGTCTCTGTCGGATGATCCAGAGGCAAAAAAGATGAAGGAAAATATATCTAAATCTGCAATGGCAATGGGACTTCCAGAAGGAATGGACATGAATATTATTTTTTCAAATATGGAAAAACTGATTCAACAAATGAAGGATCAGGTCAACAAAACAGAGGGTTGACGCACTAGGGGACTTGCACTATACTGGTAAGTGTCCACCGCAAGTCCCCAAAGGACACACACAAGCCGAATCTCAAAAATACGAGGTAATCTAATGTCTTTCGCAGATCTTAAAAAGCAATCTTCGCTTGGTTCTCTTACTCAAAAGTTGGTAAAAGAAGTTGAGAAGATGAACACAAGTTCTAATGGTGCAGATGAGCGCCTTTGGAAACCAGAAATGGACAAAACTGGTAATGGTTATGCAGTTATTCGTTTTCTCCCTGCTCCTGAAGGAGAAGACCTTCCTTGGGTAAAAATGTACTCCCACGGATTCCAAGGTCCTGGTGGTTGGTATATTGAAAACTCCCTGACTACTATTGGACAAAAGGATCCAGTGTCCGAATATAATCGTGGACTTTGGAATAGCGGTAACGAAAAGGATAAGGAAACTGTCCGTAAGCAGAAGCGTAAACTGTCTTATTATTCTAACATCTATATTGTAAAGGACCCCACAAATCCTGCGAATGAGGGTAAAGTATTCCTCTTCAAATATGGTGCTAAAATCTTTGATAAGGTAATGGCAGCAATGCAACCTGAGTTTGAAGATGAAGAACCCATCAATCCCTTTGACTTCTGGCAGGGTGCGAACTTCAAACTGAAGATTCGTAAGGTTGATGGTTATTGGAACTATGATAAGTCCGAGTTTGATCGTCAAGCACCTCTTCTTGAAGACGATGATGCTCTAGAGGGTGTATGGAAGAAAGAATATTCTCTACAAACTTTGGTTTCTCCTTCTGAGTTTAAAACTTTTGAAGAACTTCAAAAACGTCTTGACTATGTTCTTGGTAAGAAGGGAACTCCTAAGTATCAAGATTCTGATGAATATGAAGAGGAAGATACCACTCGTGGTTCCTTCAAACCAGACTTCGGTTCACGTCAAACTCAAGAGAGTCAACTTCCAGAAGAGTTGAGTTCTCAACTTGAATCGTTGACTTCTTCATCTTCTTCTAATGATGAGGATGATGACGCCCTTAGTTACTTCCAGCGCCTTGCTGAAAGTTGATTAAGTAGTTATTCATATAAACGAGGATTATCTCCTCTCTTAATGGTTCTGGACACATACTGTTCAGAACCTTCTTTATATTCCATAATACCTTCAATATCATCTAAAACTATACTTAAAAATTCTGGTTTTAGAATGTAAATATTTCTTTTTTTGTTTTCGAGGTTTTCTTCATACTGATAATTTGTTACAGGAACACAAGATTCTTTACCAACTATCTCTAATAGTTCTCCTGCTCTGGTGTCGAAATAAACAGTTCCATAAGTAAGTCTCTTTCTCCAGTTGAATCCATCATACTTCCATTCTTGTCCACTTCTTTCAAAAATTTCATTAACTTGAGGTTCATATAGATTCCCAGGTTTACTAAAAATTAAATCTGGAGGAGAATTGTATCCTCTTCCTGGATTTGTTAATGTTATTTCTTTAACCTCACCAGATTCTGTTTTTACAACTGCTTTTGCTGTAATTGGTGGCAATGGATTTTCAATTACAGCAGTTGGAGGGGTTCTGTAGTTATAACCACGGTCTACCATAATGACTTCATCAACACCACCATTTTTAATTAAAACATAACCAGTTGCTGTTCTGTGTGGAATTGGTGATTGAATAAAAATGTTCGGTGGATTACTTGTAGTGTATCCTGCTCCAGCTTTTGTAACCGTGATATTGACAATTTTTTCTGTTGTTGTAGTTCCAACACCCACAGTTGCAGTTGCTGTTGCAGTAATGTCTGTACTATAACGGTATAATTTTCTATTACTAGAACCACCAACGATGAATAGTGTCTCTGTTGGATTAGCATACGCATCCATAGGAATTGTGTCACCACTATCCGTTTGAATATTACGAGAACCTAGTAGTGTAAAACTATCTAAATCCCAATTTGCACCTAATTCTAATACGTGCATTTGTTTTGTATCTGTTCCAGAGACATATAATTTTGTTCCATCGTCTTTAAACGCAAAACCACGTACAGAAGTTTCTCCAGTTAATGATTGTATGTTAACTTGTTGTGTTGGTAATGGTTTTAATGTTGTAATATTCCAGTCTACAAGTAATTCGTATTTTTTGATTGTATCTGGATCTTGAGTTTCAATAATATACAAGTAAAACCCATCATCCTGCATTCTAATTCCTGATGATGTGGGCATACTAATCGCACCAGCTACAGTTGCTGTGCTTATATCCCAATCTGTTGATAAATCATATTGTGCAATTTTAAAACCAGATCCAGTTAAACCAGAGACATACATTCTCGATCCATCTGGTTTAAATTCAATACCAGTTAGATATATGAAGGATACTCCACCAAAATTTAGAGTTCGAGTTGCAATCTTAGTCCCACTTGCTATATTGTAAGGTGATGATAATTCATAATGCTCAATAACTCCACTAGTATAAGTATTTGCTCCGTGACATGTGTATATTCTTACACCTAGAGCATCCATAAAGAATCCTTCAAATCCATCTTCTACTGTAAAGTTTGAATCGGTAATAAACAATGCACTACTGATAACATCTGGAGGTGGATCTATTGTAACTATTGGTGTAAAAGTATATCCATCTCCAGGATTACTAATCGTTATAGATCTTATAGTTCCTCCAGCACCAATAACAGGTGTTAATGTTGCTGTAATTGTAGGTGGTGGAGGACTAAATGTAATTTGTGGTTGGAACGTATAACCAGTTCCATTATCAATAATTGTAATTAAACCAACTTCTCTATCATCTGGTGGATTATTAAGTTCTACAGATATTGTACCTTTTCTTGGATTTGGTGGTGGAGTAATTGTTACAGATCCAATTCCAGTATATCCTGCCCCAGGATTTGTAATCGCTAGTTGAGTAACTGTTCCTGAGACTGCATCAACCGATGCTGATCCTGCTGCAAAAATACCAGGAATAACCGATGGTAATTGAACGTTAGGGTCTAGCTCTATTTCATATTCTGGTGCTTTGAAAAATCCTTCATTGACTTCTTTTCCACCTTCTACAATTATGTACCCTTCTCTTGTCCTAACCTCAGAAGTTTCATAATGATGAATTCCAGAATATAAATTTTCGTAACTTCCGTATTTTTGTAGAACATAGTCATTGAATGCATATTGTGTCTTTGGCCACTCATCATAAACATTATTGACGTTATTCGCCAATAAAACTAACCAATCTAATGTGGGGTCATTGTAAAATTTATCAGCTACTTGATCGGGTCTCTCTTCTCCAATTATAGTATACTTTTGAAAGTAGGAGACATTTTTAAAAATATCATCTCTTATTTTTGCTCTTTTGAACAAATTCTTGACAGTAGTATAATCTGATAGAGAATTTTTATTTAATCCTCTAGAAATGTATTCAAAATTAGGTACTTTTTTAAAATATTCTTGCGTCATCTTATCAATATCCTATTGGGTGGTTGTCTGATTCGTTATAGTCTTTAGCATAAATTGGTTCTAGCTCCATGAATTGTAAATTCACAGTATAAGAAACCATACCACCGTCTTTAAAAGACATGTAACTTCCATCTGGTGTGTAATCAACATTACATGCCTGTAATGCACAATCTTTT